TTTGTGAAGTTGATAGAATTCAACCAATCTTTAAGTTCGTAAGTCATCGTATAATCTGAATATCGTCATCATCGGTCCAAAGTTCAACTTTTGTTCGGAACCTATTTTCTTCTTTTAGTTTTTCATATCTCTTCGACGCTTTTTTCTTCCACCAAGAAATAATGTTTTCTAGATAAAATTTATCCCAGTTTGAACCACGAAGAAGTTGGGTATGTTCGCCAAGTATCACTTCACGAACATTTGAATATCCATAATCAGAAATATAAAATCTCTTCTTTTGAGTGAGATTAAATGCAACATCAATTACACGATTAAACTCATCAAGTTTTTTCTTATCTTGAAGAGAATTTTTTATGATCGAAATCATTTTTGTCTGACGCTTCATCTTTTTAGATGATGCCTTATTATCAGTCAAAGGTGTATTGTTATTGAGATAGGTAAATCTATCGTGAAGTTTATGAAACACATCATCATGAAGAAGAGGTAAGAACTTACTCTCAGTCAAACCTTTATATCGCATGAATGGTTTTAGACCATCATACTGAGATGCATCTGTAGTTGAACCATACAGAGAAGTTGTTTCAAAGAGAGCAATATCTTTTTCAAACACTTTGTTTAGTGTTTCTCTTGCGTAGTGAGAGCAGCAAAGTAGAGCAAGGAGTTTTCCACCAAGGTAATTGTATCCAAAAGGTTGAGAAGGAACAATTACAAATCCCATAGCAGCATGACGATTGAAAATAGAAAGGTCTGGAGTTTTTCCCAACCATTCATTTCTTGGTTTAGAATTAATAGTTGGAGAACCAAAACGAATAAATCCAACTACCTTTCCAGTATTCTTTTCATACACCATCCACCGCAATTCTCTACCAGGAATATTCGATTCATTATTGTGGGAGGATACAACCTTCAAAAGAGTGTTGTAGTGTTCTTGTGGTAATGATTGCTGAAAACGGTCGCCAATAAACTTAATATCAAACTCCATATCTTCCGGATGAATATCTTCATTCAGAAATTCATCATGAAGTGGCGCAAGTGTATTAGAACTCTTAATAACTTCTTTCTTCACAAAACGCAAATAATCCTCAATATTTCCCATTTGAGAGAAATAATTGATAAATTCACCAGCAGCCCATTGAGCGTCTTGTTCGGAAATAATCATTTAAATTCACACTCACACATAATTTCAGTAAGAGCAGCAAGAAGATTTACTTCCTGGTCAGCCACAAACGCACATTGGTATTGGTACTTAGCAACAACAAGAACGGCAGCAGGGATAGATGAGGGTGAAAGACAATCAAAAGCGGCGTCATAAACCCTGCGAAGTAGACTAGAAGCATCGTTATCCAAGTTGGAGACCACCCACTTTCGGACTTCAGTAAAGTTTTTATCTTTGAGGTTTTTGATGAGTTCATTTACAGAAACGTCTGAGAAAGATGCAAGAATGCCCGAGTCGATTTTTCCTCCTGTAGAATACCTCTGGCATTCGTTGAGGACCCTACGAAAATCTGGGAAGTGTTTTGATACAAGTTCCGCAACGACTTTTTGATCGTACTCAATCTTTTCCGCATCCAAGATTGATTGAAGTCGTTGAAAGAAACTACCTGCGAGTTGTACACGCTGTTTCCCTTTGATGGTGAAGTCGATGACAGCACATCGGGAGTGAAGAGGTTCAATAATCTTGTTCTTGTAGTTGCAGGTGAAGATGAATCGGCAGTTGTTATAAAATGCCTCAATATTCGCCCGTAGTAGGAGTTGAACATCATTTCCCGTGTTGTCAGCTTCGTCAATAATGATGACCTTGTGTTTAGAAGATCCCGTAAGTGAGACGGTCGAAGCGAAGTTCTTTGCTTGGTTCCGCACAGTATCCAAGAAACGTCCTTCGTCGGATCCATTGATGACATAATAATCTGCCCCCAACTCATTGCATAATGCTTTTGCGATTGTAGTTTTACCGATACCAGGAGGTCCAGCAAGAAGGAGATTAGGAATCTCCCCCTTCGCTACAAACTCCTTAAAGGTTTTTTTAGTATCATCAGGAAGAATACAGTCATCAATTACTTGAGGACGATATCGTTCCACGAAGAGGAAATCACTGCTCATAATTAAATCCATTCAGGTTTTCGTTGAGGCATACGAAGATAATTATCAGCAACCCAAGGTTTGGATGCGATGTATTTTTTGTATGCTTCAAATGTATCAATAGTGTCGTCAAACTTCCATTCCTCGGGCATAGCACGAGCAAATGGACTTACTTCTGTAATCTTACCCTTGGGGAACAAGTAGTATGCATCTACAAGGGTTTTATAGCAGGAGTGAGTTTTATTATACCTCAGGCAGTATTCATCAGACAAGTTCAATCCCCACTTAATTAACCAGTAGGCATTATGGATACTCTCCATTGCCCACTTGGTGCAGGGATGATTGCGGAATGCTCCTTTCTCGGTCTTGTAGGGGGTCCCATCTGCCTTAGGGAGAGTGCCATATCCATGCCCCCACTTGTCAGAAGCAACGATAGAGAGCATCTGACAGCACTCTAGGGGCATTTTGACAATATGTTTGTCGGGGAGGCAAATGGCACTCTCAGCAGGCCAAGGAGAAGTAACAAAGATGTTCATCAACCAAATGTAGAATCAGGCTCCAGAGCAATATGATAAGTCACATCAAACCCAGTATTCTTGAATCGTGACAAAAGTTTACTGGAGATTACGACCTCATAGTTTCCAGGAATAATCTTGATGTTCTCTACCTTGAAGTTAAAAGTGAATACTTCATCGGTTTCACCGACAACCACAGAGAAATCGTTAGAGGTATCGTTCTTCTTATCACGAACTACCAGTTTCACCACACCTGCTTCACCAACCACAGACAGGTCAGGAAGTTGATACACAGCAGCAGCCTTAAGGAGTTTGTCAAGTTCTTTGGTATCAAGAAGGAAACAAACATCTTCACTAGGCAAAACAATATCTTTGTCTGGAGGAGTGATGATTACATTGGGATCAGCAAAGAAATACTTAGAGCGAGACTTACCTTCTTTGATTACAACATAACCATCATTCTGAAAATCTAGTTCAGCATTTTGGTGAAGATTGAGTCCATTAAGAAACTGGTTTAGATCATAGATACCAAAATCCTTAGGCAGTTCTTCTTCAATTGTTGCCTCTGCAAGAATGTTCTTCATTACAGAAATAGTGCGAAGACTGCTCCCTTCCTTAAACAGAATGGATTGATTAATGGAAGAAAAGTTCTTCAGCAGAGTCAGAGTTTTATCAGAGAGTTTCATCACTTATTTTCAACAAGGTTAAGGTGGTTAATCAAAAGAATAGTATAGTGCAGAACCTTGAATAGATCAGCACGAGGAGTACCTTTAGTATCATAACGATCTGTGTACTTGGTAATATTACCAGCACAGAAACCTTCACGACGATTGTGCTTAATCTTGTCTAGTGTTTGCTCAGTTCCACCACCAGTCCTATCTACATAATGCTGACTATAAGTGCCAGCAATATACTCCTCAAGTTGCTTTAGGATTTTGTCTTCATTGTATTTCCAAAATCCATTTTTGTTTGTATCTTCAGTCATAGGCGAATTAAAAGTAATCGTATCAGAGGCAGCATAAGGATTTCCAGTTAAACTAATTCCATCCTCATACAAATAATCTTGAGATGGTTGAATAGTACCAAAATTAATGATGTCAGTTCCACATCCACCAGAAATCATATTATCTCCAAGAATAAAATCTTTATAAGTGCTCTCAAAGTTTTCAGACATTGTGTTTCATAGTAAAGGATAAAAAGAGGAGGCACATTGACCTCCAAATATTCTATCAGTTTGCTTGTTGTTCGTCAACAGGCATCTGAAAGTCAGCATCCACTTTATCATACAGTTCCAGGAAAGCCTGTTTGGTTTCGTCATCAAAGCGATTCACACACACTTGGATTGCCTTTGCCTTATCTTGGAAGATGCTGTAAGCACGGATGATGTGGACTAGACGACGGGTGCTGATGATTTCCTCAATACCACCGTCATAGAAGGTCTTGCGGATGATATCCGCCCAATCCACCATGCGCTTGCAGAAGTCACGGTCTTCCACACCAAGGTCCAGAGCGATGCCTTCCAGAATCTTTTGCTCAGTAGCAGGAGCAGGATATGACTGCTCAAAGGTAACGGGGAAACGCTCAAGGAATGCCTCGTTGAGAACGTTGGTGCCAATGAAACGGCCGTCATCAGAACCCTTACCCTTGGTATTGGCAGTAGCAATCACATTGAAACCAGTAGCAGGTTTTACCCAGCGACCAATCTTTTTCAGGAAGACACCTTTTCCTTCAAGAATGGATTGGAGGCACAGAATTTTGTTGCTAGCGAGGTCGATTTCGTCAAGAAGTAGGATTGCTCCTCGCTCCAGTGCCTCAATGACGGGACCGTTGTGCCAAGCAGTATTCCCATCAACAAGGCGGAAACCACCAATCAAGTCGTCTTCATCAGTCTCAATCGTAATGTTTACACGAATCAGTTCACGCTTCAGTTGAGCACAAGCTTGCTCCACACTGAACGTTTTACCATTACCCGAAAGACCCGTAATGAACGTTGGATAAAAAAGACGGGACTGAATAATTTTTTTAATATCGTTAAAGTTACCAAACTTGACGAAGGTATCATCTTTATCAGGAATGAGGTTTTGTTCGATAGGAGGAACCACAGAGGGTGCTTGGAAAGTACGTTCGATTTCTTCTACTTTTTGTTGAGTCACTTCAAGATTCCATTTGCCACGACCAACTTTGAATTGATCAAGTTTCTTAGTTACGGTTTGATAGTTAGCATCGTTCAGATTACACCAGGCACGAATATCAGCACCAGTTACGGTGTTTCCATAGAGGTTTTGAAGAGAAGTGCGGATGTAGTCGGAGGAGAGTGCCATTCGTTTGCTTTGTTTCAACCTAGTCATTATAAACCAAAAAAGGGTCCGCTTGGGACCCCGGTGGTCAGTTTGCCAACTGGTTCTTGAGTTCTTTTAGGTACTCCTCACTGGCAATATGTCCGGTATAACCTGGGTAATATTTTTTTACAAGTGCAGGAATGCCCATAGCAGTTGTACTACTATTACACTTAATCCATATTTCTTTAGTGTCGTATTTTACTACGTGTTCAAATGGAAATTTAGTCTTCATAAGTAAATGTTTTGTTTTTAACTTTTGTATCGAATTCACCAGTTCTACCTGGTTTCATTTTACCAACTTTAACACGCTTACCTTCTCCAGGCCAAGACTTATTAGTTCCAACAAGTTGAGCACCACCTTTTGGTTTCTTTTGAATTAAAACAGAATCTTGATTATATTTCTTACCAAGTTTAGTGATTGCTTTCTTAAAAGTTCTTTTACCCTTTTTACCAGAAGAAATTACGTGTGATTTCTCACCAACTTTCTTCTCTTGAGGAGTTCCTGGGTTTTCGGTATATCTTCCAGAAACTTTAGTAGGTCCCGGAAGACCAGCACCTCTAATGTCTTTCTCTAGTTGCTTAGAACGAGACTTATTTTCCGTCTTTGACTTATCACCTCTTTGGGCAGACATAATTGCCATGCCACCTTTTTGTGATTTTGAGCGAACTCTATTCAAAGAGGTTTCTTGAATAGAGCAGCACTCTACCATAAATTCTTGGAATGTCTTCATGCTACCAAAGAAATAAATTCTCCTAATACTTTTTTATTTAGTTTTTTAGTCTTCAAAGACTTTACAAAAGCGGACTTGATTTGAGACTTTGTTGCATCTTCAGCAACTTCAAACTCAGATTCCTGAGAAAGTGCGGTTGCAGACAACCCAAAATATGCATCATAACCAGACTTAGTAATAGTGAAGCTTTTCACTTTCTTCCAATCATTCTGGATTTTTTCATACTGATTATCATTATGAGAATGGTAGAGTTGAATAAATCGGTTTGCATTGCGAGGTTCAAGAACACGAATACCAATAAAGTTTGTAGAAGAGAACTTGTCCTTCAGATTCCTTAGAAGAGTATCGGTAAAATCATGATACCCATAACCAATCTTATATGTAGTTCCAAGTTTACGATCGCGAATAAAAGTATTATGTGGATTAATATATCCAGTTCCAAGAAAGGGGGTTTTTTCCCAATGCCTTTTAACTTCTCGATGATAAACTAATTGACTTGCTTCACCATCAGTCAGAACAATACACTGAACTTTTTGCAGTTTGTTCTCTTTCTGAAACCTAGGAAGAATTTGATGAAGGGTAATCAGTGCTTCATTTAGAGGAGTTCCCGAAAGACTAAGACGATTAGAGTATGTATAAGGAGAACTATAAGTCCTACCAAAACAATAAGCAAGACGCCAAATGTTAAGAATCTGATGTTCTAACTCTTTACCAGAAACTTTGCTAGTAAGCATATTCATCATGGAGAAAGTTTCATCCACAACCAAAAGACCATCTTTCTTCTCATAATGAGGAGTACGGTCTGCAGCAAAATAACGGTCATTCTCATAATCATACTCACCACGACGCCACTCATTGGTGAAAGCATAAACCTCAAAAGGAATGGAAATTTTCTTGCAGAACCAAACAAGATTAAAGAGTTGCTTGCAAGTATCAAGCATCACTTCAGCCATAGAACCACTCCAGTCCAGAACAAATACCAGACCATGATTCTTACCATCAGGAATCACAGAAACTTTCTTGAACAGGTCTTCATTGTACTTGTAGGTATGAAGACGAGTAGTATCAAGAACACCAGTTCGAGCAGTTGAAGAACGAGCGTACTGGTCTGCTGCTTTGCGACATTCAAACTCTTTCACCAGATAGTTGACCTCTTTTTGAGCAGAAGACTTAAACTTCTTAAACTCAATATCAACTTCTTTATAAAGATTTACTGGAGCATATCCTCTATCTTTTGCATGTTCATTATGAAGTTTCTGTTGATGAGAAAAAGAGTCATCAATATCCTTATGAACATCATAGTTCTTACCAATAATAGTTTCAAGATTTACTTTAGGAATCTCAATGTACGTATTCTCATAGTCATCGTTTCCAACAAGATCACGAATCTTATCTTCCAGAGATTCTGCAGTGCGAACTTCAGGTTCTTCTTCAGTATCAGAAGATTTTACAGGAGTTTCATTTCCTTGAGCCGTTCCACCATAAGAATCAGATTCGCCAGGTTGTTCCTGAGACTTATCACTCTCACCTTCTTGTTCAGAAGAGGAATCATTAGTCTCCACAAAATCACTTGCAGGAGATTGTGAATTTCCTTGAGTCTCGTGAGAATCGAAATCAGAAACCTTCTGTTGTTGCTCTTTTTCTTTCTTACAATACTTATAAAGTTCTTCTGCAGCAATCAGAGTATCTGCAAAACTTTCACAAGCATCAATCAAATTAATGATTTCTTTCTCTTCGGGTTTAAAATTGAGAGTCCGAAAGTTACCAATCTTAAAATAAAGATTAGCACGGTCAGCAAGATTAAAAGTAGAAATATCTTCATCTCCAAGTTGGAAGAAATCTTCCTCGTTCAGTTCTTTATAACCGTTGAAGAAAGTCTTGGCAAGTCCAGCATACTTACGCTTCATTAGTTTTTCAATACGTGCATCCTCAACAACATTTACAAACTGCTGAGGAACTTTCACAGTTTCCAACCAGTCTTCATCGGGAGTGAAGAGTGCATGACCGACCTCATGACCCACCAGAAGGTCATACACAAGTCCACTTGCCTTCTCCCACAAAGGCAAAGTTAAGACACGAGTATGAACGTTGAAGCAAGCGGTCTCTACTTTCTTGTGCTCAACTACAAGGTCTTCAGTAGCAAGGAGTTTTGCAAGTTGAGATTTGATTTCGTGACGGACGGACATTCGACTTGTTTTCGTATGAGACTATTATACAAAAAAAGAGGGTCGTGAAACCCTCTTGTGTGCCAGTTTTGGAAGTGTCTTATGCAGGTGGAAGTTTTACTGGATTTGGACCCGTCATTTTGTTATAAATTTTTTGTGCTCTAGGGTCTTTTAATGTTTGTCCCTTATTCCAAGTTTTGTTATCAGATGGACTATCTGTTGGACCACCAGTCATTTGCTCAACAATACTCTGTCTCCACTCTTCACTCATATTTGCCATAATAGCAAGAGCTGCCTTGTTGGTATCAGCATATCCTTCGGCAACTAGGTATTCTAACAGATAATCAAAGAGATCAACCTCTTCTTCCACAGGAGATGATGGTTTATTAACTCTTAGTCCAGGAACTTGTTTTGCTTTCTTTTCAGTTTCAAAATTTGGAATTCTATCATTTTGTGTAGTAGTAGCAACTTTAACTTCATCAAGTTTTTCTTTAACTTGTGAGTACATAGAAGCATATGCTTCCATTATCTCTCTAACTTCTTTTGCTTTCATTTTTACAAAGACTTTTTAGATATTTATAAAAAAGAAGAACCGCCCCGTGAGAGGCGGTTCTTGAGTGCTTGGCGTCGTGCTTTTGCTTGTCGGAGTGCTTGCGGTTTCAGTTTCCGCTTCTGCTCCTTCTTAGAGTGGTGTTGCCAGTTTGGGACTTGCATGATTCTTAAGTGAGTTAAACCACCATACGCGAAAAACCTTTGACCTTTTCGAATCGGATGACACTTTCAAATCTGTCCTCAAGACCTGTCTTATGAGAAATAACAAAGATGTTTGCATCCTTAATCACATAACGAATAATCTTAAGGAACTCTTCGGTTCCAAATCCATCAAGTGAACTATCAAACACCTCATCCATAATCAGAAGATTTGTATTGACTGAGTTTTTCATTCTTGCAACTTCTCTCCAAGTAAAGAGTAGTGCAAGGTCAATTCTCATTTTTTCTCCTTCACTAAAAGAAGCATAGGAAAAATCTTCATGAATAGGTGACTGGACGGTTTCGTTAAATTCCTCATCAAGAGTAAAGTTAATATAGAAATCCATCATCTGCAAGTAACGATTAACTTGTTGATTGATGAGCGGCAAATACTTTTTAATGATTTTGGATTTTACTCCACCGTCTTTAAGCAAACTATACGAAAAATCGTAATAGTTGATTGTGTCTTTTTTAGAAGCGAGTTCGTCGTATGTAGTTTTTAAGTTGTCTTTGAAGGATTCTAACTTCTCATGTTCAGAATTTCTGTTTGCAAGGTTCTCGGTAAGAACTTGAATTTCGTGTTCAAGATTTCGGATTTGTCTCCGTAATCCGTTAATCTTAATATTGTTTTGAGAAATGCCATTTGTTAGTTTTGAGATCTCCTTCGATAGAGAAGTGAATTGACGCTCTCGCTCTTCTTCCTCTTTAATTGCCTCCTCCAGTTCTTTATAACCAGATTGCAACTCCTTTGCTTTAGATTGAGCGTCGTTAATTCTATTTATTCTGAAGACCTCCTCAATAGACTGGGTACAAGTAGGGCATACCGTATTCTCTGTGAAGAATTTATGCTCTTTAGTAATTGTAGATACTTTTTGAGAAATCTTACCTTTTAGGTTTCCAAGTTTACGTAGTTTATCAGCATATCCAACTAACTTATCTTGCTCTCTGATATACTCATAAAGAGGTTCCTCTAAAGAGCTATTTTCATCCATATGTTGTTGGATTTCTTTATCTAAATCGGAAATTTTCCTATTATTATTATCAATACTTTCCTTTCCGCGATTTTCAAGTTCTTCAATAAACTCCTGCTGCATCTTGACTTTATCAAGAAGAGATTCTTTCTTCAATTCAAGAACTTTGATTTCTTCTTTTGATTGACGAATCTTTTCTTTTATTACAATATTCATCGAAGAGAAGATTTTAATATCAAGCAAATCTTCAATTACTTCTCGACGATGAGCAGCAGAAAGTTGCATGAAGGGAACAAAAGTACTCGAACCCAAAATTACAATTTGAGTAAAAGACTTGTAGTTCATCTTAAGAACAGTCTGTTCAAACCACTTTTGTTGGTCCAGAGCAGCTGAAGACTGGTCTAAAGGAGTATCATTTCTCCAAATCTCAAACAGTGCTGGTTTAATTCCTCTTACAATTTTCCAATCAGTGTTTCCAATTGAAAACTCAACTTCAACTCTACAATCCTTCTCATTTACAGAGTTGATTAGTTGTGGTTTATTAATCTTACGAAATGGTTTTCCAAATAAAGAAAATGTAAGTGCATCCAGAACAGTGCTTTTTCCAGCTCCGTTTGTACCGACGATTAGATTAGTTTTATTTTCAGTAAAATCAACTTCCGTATATTGATTTCCAGTACTTAAGAAGTTTTTCCATCTAATAGTTTTAAATAAAATCATGTTCAGTGTTTGGAGGAATTACAATATCATCGGGAGTAATAACAGTATACTGGTATCCATGCATTTCGCAAGTTTTTACCATCACTTCATCTTCAATTTCAATTATATGCATTTCAGGATATCCATCTTCTTCTAACATCATAGCATATCGAACAGCATCATCTTCCTCCTCAAAGAGATATAAGATATGCTCTCCCTCATCGTCTAATACAGAATATGCTCCTTCAGTCTCTCTGCCATTAATAGTTAGAATGAACATTTAAACTAATTCACATGCCTCTTGATAGATTTCTTGCATCATTTTTTGAATGATCGATTTATCAAGACTGATTTCTGCCTCCTCAATATATCTATTCAAGATAGAAATAGTATCTTCGCTTTCAAATGCTTCAAACTCTTGAGGTTCTTGAATATCAAAGTTCTCAATAATCTTGAGTTCTGCAATATTTGAGGCATAAAGTTTATCAATGAACTTTTCAAATTTTTTAGTATCTGACTTTTTGCGTACAACAACTTTTACAATTTTGTTCTCATACTCACGAGTATCAAATGTTTGATAATTAGTATCCTCATAGTAAATGTTGTAAAACATCTTATAAGGATTATCGACTGGAGTATGTTCTAGTGTTTCAGTATCGAAGATAGTAAAACCACGAGTATCATTTACATCAGTCCAGTAAATCTCATATGGATTTCCTAAGTAAAAGACTGTTCCGTTAGTCGATCGAGTGTGATAGTGTCCCGAGAAGACACGCTTGAACTTCTCAAATAACTTGCTTTCCAAACCATGCTCCATGATGATTTGTCGATTAACTCTAAATCCTTGGAGTTCAAGGTGCCCCATCGCACATGGGCAAGTTGTCTTTTGAATAAGTTTGAGAGTACTTTCCTCATTTTCTTGATTAATCCAGGGTATAAAAAGTGTTAGGAGTTTATCCAACATCACTTCAGTTGGTTCAGAATATACAGTCACGTTATCATACTCACGCAGAAGTAAATCAACTGCGTTTACATTATTAGTATTCTTATAATAAGCAGTATGATTTCCTACAATAGTATGGACTTTTACACCCATTTCTTGAAGACAGTCATAGTAATTATTCTTAGCCCATGACAAAGCAGAGAAATCAATTCCTTTACGACTATCAAAAGTATCTCCCATATCTACAACAGTAGTAATCCCTTGCTCTTCGAGTGTAGGGAAAAATACGTCGTTGTAGAACTTTAAGAAATAATCATGAAAGAGTTTAGAATTCTTTCTTGCTCCAAAGTGCTGGTCAGTAATAATTGCTACTTTCATTCAATACCGCAGTTTGCTGTGAACTCCGTCCTTAATGGAATTATAGTCTGAATAGTTCCCACCGTCAATGGTGTTGTCGTCTGCAAATACTTCAGAAAATCCAGAACGCTCAAGGATTTTGTTCTTGATTTCTAGTTGACGCTTTTCTCTCTGAATACGGCGAAGAAATGCGTAGTGAATGATTTGAGTAAAATAAGCAAAAGGATTTTGAGATTTCTCCGGATTAAAGTTATGAATGTACTGAACACAGTTTTCAATGCCATCAGAAATCATATCTTCCTTAAACATATAGTTCACGAAGTTTGGTTTGAAGGAAAGGTGATTTGCAATCTTCAGGAAACACTCTCCAATGTAGCGAGGAATGGGAGGTTTTGGCTTTCCTTGGATTTCTGCAATTTCTTTATCCTCACGATACTTAATGAGTGCAGCAAGAAACTCTTTATTGTTAACATAATGCTCTGACCTCTTTCTTTTGGTCATAACTGCTGTGGTAATCATAAGTTTTTATCATTATTATGTATAGATTATACCACTTGTGCAAATAGTTGACAAGGTTCCTTAAAACATGTACAATAACCCTTGTCCGGGTTGATAAGATAATACTTAGCTATTTTTATAAAGCTTTTCTAAGATTTCTTTAGCATCATTAACGTTAGCAATATACCCCATTCTTCGATTAATTTTTGATTGGTTCAAAGATTCTTTATTTGTCTGGCGAACATAGGATTGGTACATCATAATCATTTCAACATCAGAAGATTCTGAAAGAGTAAGTACATCTTCTAAATTAATTATAAACATATCTTCTTTAGTGGTTTTTAACCAAGGTTCTAGTTTATAACCAACAATATTTGTTCTGCTTTTTATTTCTGAAATAGTAATTGGATTGGAAATAATTAATAAAGTTCTATCTTCTTCCTCAGAAGCTGCAACTTTAGCAAATATTTCCTCTCCAGTTTTTAGTTTGATAGTAGCATAAAAATCTTCTTCAATTCCCATTTTTCTTAAGTTGTACGGTGATTATTTCATAGTTAAAATTTTCTTCATTATAAATTTTAATTCTTTCAATGAGATGATTTAAAGTATAATTTTTCTTTGAATTTGAAGTGCAATCATCAGCAATGTCATAAAGGGTTGCTTTTACTTTATTTTTTCCCTTTCTAAGAACTCTTCCAATGCTTTGAAGATTTCTGATTCTTGATTTACTGGGTGAAGCGAAGATAACGTTATGGAGATTTTTAATATTGATGCCAGTAGAAAAAGTTCCATAAGAAGCAACAATAATTGCGTTGTTTTCTCTCTCTGTAATTTCTCTAACTAATTCTCTTTCTTCAGTATCAACTCCACCGTGAATGAAAAATACTTTTCTATCATCTCGCTTATTGCTATTTATCTTCTCATAAAGAATAGCTCCATGAGTTTCTACTCTTGAAAATAAAACAAGAGTATTCCCTTTCATATCTAAAGAAAGATTGGTTATGAATTTATTTCTTTGTTCGTGGGAAATCAGATATTGTATCTCATCCTCATAAGTTTCAAACTTTTGTGGAGTGTGCTTAAGAACAATACATTGGATATCAAGTTGAGAAAGATGTCCCTGCTTCATCAATTCATCGGTTCTGGTTACTTTGTATGATGGACCAAACAATCCTTCCAAAACCCATTTGTGAGTTTGAGTTCCATCAAGAGTTCCTGTAAAACCAAATCTATACTTTGCATGATGAAGTTTAGTCATAATTTCAATGAGCGATTTGCTCTTGAAAAGATGTGCTTCATCCCCTATAATTACTTCATACTCCTCAAAAAATGAACGTTCAAGTTTATAAACTGATTGCCATGTAGTAATCGTTACTGAGTATTCATTTGTTTTTTCCCTACCAGAATAGATACGGTGACAATATGACTCAGCATCCCAACCATAGTCTTGGAAATCCTTGTACATCTGCTCTACAAGGGATGTCGTTGGAACAACTAGAAGAATTTTTTTCCCTTTATCTACATAATACCTTACAAGGGAATAAATCAT